ATGTAGTAGTTAAAACCAGCTTGATGTAATAAACGCCGTTATTATAAAGAGTAGGCGTTGATAAATCGAAGCTATATGTCTGATCACCAGCCGTAGTTGTTGTATATGTTCCAAGACTTTCGTGCGTTGTTAAGCTGCTTGAGTTTTGGAACTGATTAAAACCAACAATACTTGCAACAATAGTTTGGCTTGCAGTTGTTGTATATAAAGCACCGCCGACACTAATAAGTTTTCGAGTATCTGTTGGAATGCGATAGTAAATGTCTACTGTGCCGGGATTAGACGTTAGAGAAAGCTGCGCATCTTTATCTGCAAGTTTTGCTTCATCAGTAGGATCAAGCAATGCCTCATAAGGCAAGAATGTAACCTTGCGGCTTTTTAATCCACTATAACCAGTGTTAGCTGTTGTCGTTGTTGTTGGCTGATAATTTCCATCAAAGAAGTTATGCTCTTCATAATCATCTGTAGAGGTAACAGTCCAAGGAGTTAAGGTTGTCATACCTCTGTTGTTTGTAAAACTATTTCCAGTTGCATCACTATTGCCTGACAAATCAGTTGTATTGCCAATAAATAGATTGCTGTCGATTAAGTTATTCTTACCTCGAACAGTCACCGCAGTAGCGCAGCTTGTAATCAAATTATCAGAGCATCGAACTCCAGCAATTTGGAAAATATCAATCCCACTATCTATATCCTTAACAATGTTATTGTTAATTGTAACATAGTGATTTGTTGATACTGAACCACCAATAAGCAAAATACCCTTCTTGCCAGATGTATCATCGCCCTGAAGATTACAGTCAGTAATTGTAACATTATACCCAGATGACAAAATCATACCGTCTAGTGTCGATGGAGTATTGGGATTATTGAAGCAACGAGAAATGCTTACATTAACTGCCTGACCAATAAAGACCAAATCATACCAATCTTTTGATGCACCCAATGCACTCACTTGGAAAACATTTGATACACTTACATTATGACACGCCGCAGTTTGTGGACTTGCATCATTACCAATGTTGATGGGCGTTCTGGTGTCTACCGACCAAATGCTATCAATGACAACATTCTGTGCGTTCATACACCAAATGCCCAATCCTACTGGCTCAGTGCCTTTGATTGTTAGATCATGCACCGTAATGTTTTTAGCTTTAATTTTACTAAAATCATTTGCCAACAGTTGAGCAGCTGTCGCATCATCATTTGAACCAGCATCAAATGAAACGCCATTTTCGTTCCATTCGTATCCATAACCAATATGAATTACATTACAGGCAACCGTGTAAACAGGTTGTTTATTGTGAATGATTGAAGCTGCGCCTTCACCAAAGAAGCTAACATTCGATCTAATAATAAGCGGCGATGTTGTAATGTATTCTCCCGCTGGGACAAAAACATTAGCACCACCTAAACTAAAAGCATATGTTAATGCTTTTTGAATAGCCGCAGTGTCATCAGTCACGCCATCACCGACAGCACCAAAGTCTTTGACTGATACAGTGTCTTGCAGCTTGCTTGTCAGTGTACGATCCTGTGCGCCAGTGCCGCCTTGGTTGTAGGTGATAGCTGTAGCATTAGAACCATTCAGGGTGTCTGTGTTTGTCGGGTAGACAATCTCAATGGCTGCATTTAAGGGAGGTGCTTCTGAGAAGGTAACTGTTGTACCTGACAAAGAGAATGTATCTTTGTTCTGATAGACACCATCTACATAAACGTTTACATTGTTTTCTGTTTGTGGGTTAGCTGTAAGGCTATAGGATACCGTCGAGCCATCCCCTGTATAGGAGGCTGTCAGGTACGTCGTTTCAAAGTTTACATCACCACTAGGGCTTACAGCTACACCACCGATAAGAAGGCTGTCTGTTGCGATCTGACCTGCGTTAAGGATGTTGTTACCATTAACGTCGAAGTCAGCATTCATGCTGTTAGGTGTAGAACCATCCAGTGACAGAGTATTATCGAACCCATCACGTAAAGCTGTGAAGTTGTTGTTCAGGGTAGTCGTAGAGGCGTACCCTGACGAGATATTACTGATTGTAGGTTTCTTTGCCATGTTACTGAATCTTTATCCCTAGTCTCTCAGCATCCTCTGACAACAGAGCTAATGCTTCTTTGTTTTGCTCTTCTTGCTCTTTAGCTGCTAGTTTCTTCTTAGCCTGTGATGCATTATCTTTGTCTAGCCAGCCTTTCTCCAAGAGAAGTTTAGCTGCTGAGAATGATGATCTGCCACCTGTCTTCATCTCTTCTGCGATAGCCTGTATCGCTTGAGACTTAACCTTGACCTCTACCTCATTACGCCAACGTTTGACATATGGTGCAATCTGAGGTGCTTTCTTGATTTTCTCCCAGACTTCCCATGACCCAAAGACTGTCTGAGCAAACTCGTATTCGGTAGGATCGTTAGGAACCATATTGACATAGAGTTGCTGCAAGGAGATCATCTTGCGTCCATCTACTGTAATGTGGTCATGTTCCTTTGTTGTGAAGATAGCATACTCTGAGTCATTGTAAGATAACTCATAGAACAGGCTCTTAGTTCTTGTAATGCCGTTGGCTGTCTTCAACTGATCGAAGGTGAACATGGTTTCTCTACCTTACTAAAAAACGAATCACTTGTGTTATAGTAGCATGTATGATTACATCTTGTCAACAGTTAAATTAAATTAATTTTCTTGTACGATTTTTGTTGACAGACCCTTCAAGAATTTGTATAATAAATTATCCATTGTGGATGGCCCTATAACTATATATCTATAAACACTAACTACCCCTTACTTAAAGTACCTTACTTCAGGTACTGTACCCTCACGAACAGATACACCCCCTCTAGGTTGTCCTAGCAGGGGGTTTCTTTATGTGTGTACTTTGGGGATAGCAGTCTTTGTTGTCAATAATTTTTACATACTGGAAATTTCTCTGAGAAAATTTCTTGTCGTATTGTACATACAGGACGTACCCCCGTACCCCCTCCATAGGGATACCCGAAGTACATACTTTTAGCACCCCACCCCTATACTTTTGGGTATGTTACTAGCTGGAAGTACTATTTGTGATCACAAAAGGTATCATATGGGAAATGTGATCACTAGGAAGGTAAATACCTTAACGTATTGTATTAATTGAATATCCTATCGTATATCCCTGACATATCCAACAGTATATTCTATGGGGTATCATAGTATGACACATTAATATACATAAGGGACTATCCCTTTGGGTATAAACATCCTATCCAATCTTTCTTTTCATTAATCCCTTTTAGATATTGTTTTTCTTTTTTGTTGCTGTCATATATTGATTATCGAAACACAAACAAGAAAGTTTACGACAATGACATACGATATTTTTGATAAAGGCTACGCAATCACACTTGTACGTAGTGACGGTGAAATAGCACACTTGCAAGGTGATGATGCAATGTACTTCCGTGAAGAATTTCACCAGTGTGACCCCGAATGGACAGTAACGGACTATATCAAGGCTGTCGGGTATGACATATTATTTGATCAATAAAGGGGTTGACATATCGGTGACATTCATTCCTAGAGTGTCACTAGATATGACAACACAAACACAAGAGGAAAACAAAATGACACAACATGTCAGAAACATACTGAAAGTATATCGTCGTGCTACGCCAGAGGATACACAGAACGGAATCGAATGGTATGCACGTGCAGAACGTGAAGCACAAAAGATTGCAAACGTTACACAGTTACACTTACACACTGTCATTGGGGTAATGGCTGCATTGTCACCCAATAACAAGTGGGAACGGAATGTTAAAGACACAGACACCATGTGCAGGGCATGGATCAGAGGCGACAGCATGGATAGTTTCAAGGTGTCCTGTTACAACACCATGAAAGCTAAGGCATGGTCAATGTTGTCAGATGGATTGATAGACGACGACGACATATTGACAAGGCTCAACGGTCAAAAGATTAGGTCATTCTATTCAAACATCAGAGGCTTGGACGAAGTAACCATAGATGGACATGCACTCAACATTGCCATAGGTAAACGTCAAGGGTTGACAGACGATGCAACAAACATGGGCAAACGTAAATACAGAGAAATGCAAGATGCATACGTCCGTGCAGCTAAACGAGTGGGTATCAAGCCTCATGAATTACAGGCTATCACATGGACAACATGGAAACGTGAATGGGGTATCTGATGATAGGTTTATTCTTACTGTCGATAATCGTCGTATGCTATGCACTAGCAGCAATCATAGAAAACATCTAAGGAAAGGAAACAAGATGTCTAAGTCACAAATAAACACAGTACTAAAGCACTTGAAGATTACAGGAAGCATCACGGTACGGGATGCAATGGTAGAATATAACATAATGTCGTTACCTCGACGTATCCTTGACCTTGAAGAACTTGGTTATTCGTTCAATCGTGTCAATAAAACTAATCCTGTCACAGGTCAACGTTACACACGTTACTATCTTGTGAGTGAAAATGCCTAAGTATATGTATAACGTAGGAATAGGGTTGTCTGTCACCTTGAACGCATTACTTGGCGGTCAACCCTATCAAACATTCAGTGCCAGAAACTACGTCTGGTATCTGAAAGACAAACGGAACCTTGTCTGGTTAATAGACAAAGCACTAGGCAAGGATCACTGTTGGAATTGTTTTGTAAACTGGAAGTATGGATATGACAACAAATAGAGTAAAAGTCTATGACACAAACGGTAAACTTATCTGTTGGTACACAGAACCATCAGACAAACGAGTGCAAATCTATGTCAGAGGATTACCAACATCATTCACCTATTCAATCAACAGGATTGTGGGGTAATACTTTAAGACAATTCTTGATTGACATGTTCAACCATGATATTGTCTGGATACCAACAACAGATAACGAAGAGGTTCCATTCTAATGCAAGCACCTTACAGAAACCACTGGTTCCAAATGGGATATGATCTGATCATTGATGATATGGAAAATGTAGATGATCTGTATCAGGATAATATGAATAGTTATATTGACCCTGCGCAGAGCACAGCCCTATTATACGAAGAAAAACAGGATTGTCAAGATGAAAAATGAACATTCATTAGAATCATGTTATGAGGCAGGGGCCAATGATGTATACTACGGGTATCGAAGAAAGATACTAAAAGGATTGACAGCTGAACAGAAAGCTGCATACTGGAACGGGTACAATGATGAACCCTATGGAAGGAAAGACAATGGATACGATGAAGAGTGACAGCACCTTTGTCAAACATGAACCCTGCCCTGAGTGTGGATCGAAGAACAATCTAGCACGGTATTCAGATGGTCACGGTTATTGTTTCGGGTGTGAATACTGGGAAGCAGGTGATGATATGGAGGCACAGATAGAACGAGCATACAACAAGCTAGAGGTTGTCACCACAGAGAAACTGACAGCTATCTACCGTGGATCACGTGGTATCACAGCTGACACAATGAAACACTATGGTGTCTACACCTATCTAGACAGCCAAGGTAAAGAGAAGTACCAAGAGTACATCTATCCATCAGGTGGTGTGAAGACACGTTTCTTCCCGAAAGAATTTGCAGCTAAAGACTTCAAGTCAGATGAACTATTCGGCATGAATCTCTGGAACGCAGGGACATCGAAGACTGTGACAATCACAGAGGGTGAACTAGATGCTATGTCTGTCTATCAGATGTTGCACAACCCCAAGTATCCGAACCCTGTCGTATCTCTACCCAGTGCCAAGCCTAACCGCAAGCTGTGGGAAAATGTACATGACTGGCTGTCATCCTTTGACAAGATCATTTTGTCAATCGACAACGACGAGGCAGGTAACGCCGTTGCACAACGGATCGCCAAGATGTACCCGAACAAAGTCTATCGTGTACCACACGACAAGTACAAGGATGCTAACGAGTTCCTACAGGCGGGTGCAGTCCAAGAGTTCAAGAGTGCATGGTTCAATGCCAAGAAGTACACACCTGAGAATGTGATCAACACAACAGATCAGTTCCTCAGCATGTACAACAAGGCAGACGATCACATCTATGTAGAGACAGGGTTGTCAGAGTTCGATGAGATGTGTCTAGGTCTGATGCAGGGACACTTCACTCTGTTCAAGGCACAGACAGGGATCGGCAAGACAGAGTTCATGCGATACCTAGAGTTCAAGATTCTGTCTGACTATCCACAGATCAAGATTGCAATCTGGCATATGGAAGAGACAAAGCTACGGTCTGTCCTTGGCTTGGCCTCGTACTACCTGCAAGAGAACGTGACCCGCAAGGACTTGATCGAAGAGAAGAACATGGATCGTCAGGTTCAGGATGCTATCACAGCCCTGACAAAAGATGAACGCCTATACCAATTCTACCTGAATGACGAGGATGATCCACTTGACTTGTTGTCTCATATCAGGTATCTATCTCAAGCCTGTGGTGTCAACTATGTGTTCTTCGAACCCATCCAAGACATCAGTGCAGGGGTAGCAGCTGAGGAAAGCAAAGAGCAATTCCTTGCTGATCTCTCTGTCAGGCTATCCAAACTGGCAGCTGAACTGGGGGTTGGTATCGTGACAATCGGACACACAAATGATGATGGTGCTGTCAAGTATTGTCGTATGATCGAACAACGAGCATCAGTTGTCGTTGACTTGAAACGTGACAAGATGGCTGAGGATGCAGAGGAACGCAACACAACCAAACTACTTGTCACAAAGAACCGTCCCGTCGGGCCAACAGGGTATGCTGGACAGCTGCGGTTTAACCCATCCACCTTTACCCTACATGAGAAACCAGATGAATTTTGATTACATGGCAACAACAGCAGCAGTTATCTACTGTCTAGGTATTTACCTGCACTACATCCACATCCACACGATCTTCTACTTGTTAGAACGTCAAGACGAAATGAACACCAACCGTACCATCATGCACAGTATTATCTGGCCTTGGACTGTTGTCATGTTTATCTGGACGGACATCACAGGTGCAGGTGAGGAAGAAGATGATCGGTAAGACAGTAGCAATGGACATCGAAACAGAAAGCCTAGACCCTAAGTATATCTGGGTGATCTGTGCTGAGGATGTCGAGACAGGGGAACGTGAACAGTTCCTGAACGTGACAACCATACCTGAAGAAAGGGATCGCTTTGTTGAGTACTGCAGCACTGTTGATAGCTTTGTGTTTCATAATGGTCTTGGCTTTGATGTACCAGT